TATCAGGTGCGGACAGGCCCTTGGACGCATGCCATGACGAAAAAGCTCAGTGAATTATGGCACCCGATGCGGGTTCCAACTCGGGGTTTGCACATAGTCTACTCTTCTGGGACTAGTGCCGAGGATCTTGGGAACTTAGTCACGCTAGCCACAACTAGAGCAGGCATTTGCTACGTGATCGAAAACGACTTCAGTCGGTTCGACGGGTCTCTCACCCCCGAAGTCATCGCCGCTGAGCTCTCAATTTACGCCTCATTCGGCCCACCCCCGGAAGTGTGGGAGGCATTGGTTATGCAGTTGCGTTGTGATGGAGTCTCAGCCAAAGGAGCAAAGTTCTATGGTGTTGGCCGTCGAAAGAGTGGTGATGGTAACACCTCACTGGGCAATTCGCTCATCAATGCAGCTGCTCACATTGCTGCGTTGCGTGCGCTGGAAGGGGTGGATTACGACCCAGACAAATCCACCATGTTGGTACTGGGTGACGACAACTTGTTGATATTGGCATTTCGCAACAACCCCACCGTCCAACAAATCGCCACCATTGAGCGAGGATTCGCGACACATATGGCAAGGCTGGGTCTACGCCCGAAAACTAAGATCCATGCCACCATAGAACCTGCTGAATTTTGTTCGGGTTTGTTTTATCCTGTCGCGCTCGATGGCGTGCGCACATTGGTGTGGGGTCCCAAAATTGGCCGAGTGTTGTACAAAACCGGCATCGTGAAGGCAGAGGGCAGCGAGCTCAAGAAGCGCGACAGAGCATTGGCCGAGTATCGTGGCACGTTGATTGGCCTCATGAACACTGTTGCCCACATCCCACTCCTGGGTGCTCTCTTCAAGGCCCATTTGAGGTTGCTGGACCAGAATGGCCACACTGCCACCATCATGCCAGAAAAATTGGAGCACCAAATACGCGCCACCACCGCATTTGAGATGACTGAGGAGACCTGGCATTTCGTAGCACGTCGTTACGCCATCGATGTTGGAAATTTAAAGGAGATGCATGAGGAGTTGTCAAAAGCCCCATTGTGCGTCACGTTGTGCACAACTTATCGCCGGTTCACGGAAATTGAC